ATAATCAGAATGTAATTCTTCACACACGGCCCGAGCTACAGTAGTTTTACCTACACCGGAACCGCCAGACAAAAGTAGATTAGGAATCTCCTTCTGTCCAACAAATTCTAAAAATGTATTTTTGATTGATTCGGGAAGAACACAATCAGTTATCTTCTTGGGTCGATACTTCTCTACCCATAGGAATGTTTCCTTCGTCATAATATTGCTTCACTCCACACCACGGGCAAAACCACTCTCGTCTTTTTGGCCCCATAAAATTCTCTACTGCTATACTCCACCATCCCCCACATTCGTTGCAAGAAAAATGATAGAGTATCTCAATACTATTGGCCACTTGTTGCTTCTAATGCAATCCAATATTGAATTTCTTTTGTTTGATGGGTCCAACGACTGACATTCTTATCAGAAGCTATAGACATATCATATCCCCCACCAATCATTTTCAAATTATCAATCTTGAAATGAAAATTGGCTGGGAAGTCAATCGGATTCAGTTCTATTCTATGTTCATGTGACGTAGTATTTTTAAGATCAGTAGCTATAATCACAGCAACATCATCCTCATTACGAATCACAACATCAGGGAGCTGCAATACAGCACACGCCTTATGAACCGCAGTCAATTCATCTTGACTGATGCTAAATGTACAATCAGTTTCTGGAGGAGTAAAACTTTCTGGTGTAGTCACTAAAATTGAAGGATCAGAAAAGAAATACTTTGTAGTAGAATTTCCAGACTTTACCTTTACAAAACTATCATCTTCAAAAAGTAAATCTGGATCTTTTCCTAAACTCATCACTCCTAAGAACTCATTGAGATCATAAATTCCAAATTCTCTTTCAAAAGATTCTTCAATTTGCGCTTCACCTATGATATTCTTCATAGTAGACATTGTATTCAATTTATTTCCCTGCTTCACCAAAATATTTTGGTTTATATCAGAAAAATTCTTCAACACCGTTGTTGTCGCTTCACTTAATTTCATCATAATTTCTCCTGGTCATGTATGTGTAACATGATAATACCGTAATGTAAAATCTTCATAAGATCGGCCCGGCTCTTACCATTCTTTCTTCCATATCGTTGGGCATACTTTAAAATATTACCCAAACAAAATCCTTCACCGTGACCGCAATCTTCTATAAACTCTGTAGACTGATACTTTCTTTGTGCATAGTGCTGATCATAAGTATCGTCCACATACTTCTGTAGCTCACGGATTACTTTATCTTCACTAAATGCATAATTTATTTTTGCTGCCATAATATATTATCTCATAATCTAAGCCATTTGTCAAGTAAAAAACTCATCTAATGTATTGGGTACCAATTCTTTATATCGTTCTAAAGACTTATCATAATACTCTGTACTCAATTCACATCCCATAAATTTTCTACCTGTTCTTGTTGCCGCTATCATTGTTGAACCTGAACCACTAAAACAATCAAATACTGTGTCTCCTGGATTAGTATAGGCTTTAATGATTCGTTCTAAACAATCTATATTTTTTGTAGTGGGATGCCAATTACAATGCCACTTTGATGTAGTATGATTTTGAAAGTTCCATACATTAGTTGGTATAGTTCCATTCTCATAATCTTTACCTGTTCGCATATTCTTTTTTACCTTACGTTCTATACGAACATCATCATCATTAAAAAGAAATGACTCACCTTTAGAATAACACCAAGCGAGTTCACTCTTTCTGGCAAAATTAGATTTAGTTCTACCACCCCAATTGTAATGCCAAATGATTTCTGTCTGTGACTTTAAAGAATCTATCCCATTGAGTATATTTAATTTATACTTTAAAAAAGTATCTGTTTTGAGAGTCCCCCATACAACCATCATTCGATTATCTTTGAGCACTCTAGAACATTCTCTTGTCCAGTGACCACACCATTCTAGATATTCAAATTCACTAGGCCATTGATTATCCCAATCGTTATTTACTATTCCAAAATAGGGTGGATCAACCAACACCAAATCTACTGAATTTAGTTCTACCTTATCAAGGTACTCTAAACAATCAAGATTTTGAAGCATAGAATTCTTCATTTTTATAAGCTTCGGTATAAATTTCAGTATGACCTAAATTAACCGACACAATATTCAAATTTGTAGTACCTCGTTTGCCCTTGGCTACATATTTTTGATAATTAGTTTCTAATGTATCCATAACATAATCAGTATCCACTTTGATTATAAGAATACAAAGTTCCTCATAAAAAACACCAAAATAATGATCCTTTTTAGCATACTCTATAGAAGCAATTTCATAATTATTGTTGAATCCATTATAAACACCATCAACTATCAAAGGTACATATCTAGAACCTTTGCGAACATTCTTAATCTGTTGAAATAAATTGCGGAGTTCTGCATCAACAACAGTTTTTGATTTATACTCAGCGTATTTTGCCTGAACTACATCTAATGCATCAGAACCATATTCATCCTTACCATGTCCTGCAGAAATTTTCTTGTGTGCTAAATGACCAAGCTTTTCAGCCGTAACAGGTTCACGCCACTTTGTTTTATCAGTAACTTTAGAATAGCCATCTTTCTCACCTTTACGATAAAGCGTATTGGCAAGTTCTTCGTAAGTATACTTGTCTATATCAATCATAATCAAATTCTCATAATATAAAATGCGTGGGGTGAACCTACTTTCATCACTCAAGGTGTAAATTGGTGGACCCTAGGACGTTTAGTAGTCCACCCCACGACAAAACTAATTACTTAATCTTTATTGTTCGAGGTTTCTTTTCCTCTGGAACCACATGCTCAAGGTGAATCAACAACATACCATTTTCCATCTTGGCGTCCTTCACTACCACATCATCAGCTATAGTCCAACTGCGACTAAACTGGCGATGTGAAATGCCGTGGTGTAAAAATTCTCCAGCCTCATTCTCTTTCTTCTCTACACTACGAACAGAAAGAGTGCCGTCAGCAACTTTAACTTCCAGGTCGTCCTTAGACATTCCAGCGAGTGCCATCTCTATGACATAGTTGTAGTCACCATCTTTACGAATATTGTAAGGTGGAAACCCTGTGGGTGTCATATGATTCTGATGAACCACATAGTCATTCAACCTGTCAAAGACACGGTCGAAACCAACAGCGTAAGGGGTTAAAAGATTATGATCGAAATGATCAAATATGTTTGCGATTGCTCTACTAGTTACCATTTTGGTACCTCCTTAAAAATCAAGCAAGGTTAAATTGAAAGATCCGTTAGGCATCCTTCATAACTATTTATACAACTAAAATACTAGAAACAAAAACAACAGTACTAATCCAATCCACATTCCGCGTCTTGCCCATCCTGCCATTACTGCGCCTAGTCTTAACACATCCATACGTCCTGAGATTATATGAATACGAAAAGCTCGAATCAGCTCCTCACGAACTATCATGGGAAGCTTTGGATGATCAGCCACAAACCAATGTCGAAAGTCCTCTTTCGATTCTTTCAATTGATTTAATGGAAACACCTGTTCAAAGGCAGTATCATATACCTTTTCAACAGGCCATTTCTCTGCCCAACCAACCATATGTATCAATTCTTCGTCAGTCATCTTATTGAAAACAGGACGAGCTGGCGCCAAACATTTCTTTGCTATATAAGTTGCAATCATATCTATTATTATACTACGTTTAGGGTTCATTGTCAAGTTATAATTATGTCAGTATTATGTCTTTTTCTGTACCGCTTTTGCAGTTTTCTATCTTTCTGCCCTTTCAAAAGATGATACCTTTCAGCTAACCTAGTAAAAGTTAGGCCATTCAAATGGTCAACCTCATGTTGTAGGATACGGGAAGTCATCCCAGTAAATCTCTCACTACATACTGTATCTTCCTCCGTATACCATTCGAGTGTGATGTTTTCAGGTCTCTTTATCTTCAAAAATAGCCCAGGGAAACTCAAACATCCTTCAAGCATATACACTGATTTACCATCCGTAGATGTGATAGTAGGATTAAAAAATACCTGGTCATAATCTTCTGCGCCTTCAGTTTGAAAATCTCCCATACCTATCACCAACACCTGAGTATTCAAACCTATCTGAGGAGCAGCTAATCCTACTCCAGCTCCATCCTTCCTTATCTTCTGCAACTCATTAGATAATTCATAAGGATCCATGATAGGCTCCTCAAAATTAAAAGGATTACATTTCTGTCTTAATATTACATCAAATTCTTCTACTAATTTCATGTTGTTACCTTTGTAAAATTCTGTACCTTCTCAAACCTAATCAGACTATCAAACTTATCTACATTTAAATCTGACTTATGGCTGATTAAAAATGTATTCTCATTACTCAAAGTATTTAATATCTTTAAAAATTCATCAGTACCATTCATATCTAATGATGAATCAAATATCTCATCCAGTATCAATAGGTTTGTATTAGTACTGTTCTTCATCTTGGCTATCTGTCTCCAAGTAAAGAGTAACGCCAAGTCTATTCTCATCTTTTCACCTTCACTAAAATTTGCATAGGCAAACTCATCTCTATATCTAGACTTTATAGTTTCATTGAACTGTTCATCTAATTCAAACTTAACTTGAAACTCTAACTGGTTCAAATAACTATTGATCAGCTGATTCATTATCGGTAAATATTTCTTAATGATCTTGGTTTTAATTCCCGAGTCCTGAAGCAACTG